ACTATTAGCCGCCGCTAGGGCACTAGCCGCCGCATTAGTTGCACTTCCAGAAGCCGCTGTAGCTGAATTAGCCGCATTCGTTTCTGAAGTCGCGGCATTTGCGGCTGAAGTCGCCGCCGCCGAGGTACTTCCAAAAATTGTATCAATGTAATTCTTCGTAGCCGCATCTTGTGCGTTAGTAGGATCAGTAACATTCGTTACTTTGTTAGATCCCATATTAAGTACACCAGACATTGTGTCGCCTGTTTTAGCAACGCGAGTGTCTCTTTGAGTGTCTGTGTACGCTTTAGTGGATGCATCTTGGTTCGCAGTTGGATCAGATACGCCAGTAATCTTATTAGATCCCATTGCTAGGACACCTGACATGGTATCCCCAGCTTTGGTAAGCTTGGTATTAATCTTGGCGTCTAAGGTAGCGTATGCATTTGCGTCATCATTCAGTGCATCTGCTAATTCGTTAAGAGTGTCCAAAGCCCCCGGTGCGCCACCAATAAGGTCACTAATCGCGGTATCAACATACCCTTTGTTTGCCGCGTCAGCGTTAGCTACTGGATCAGATACATTAGAAATAACCGTAGAAGTAACGTCTAATGTTCCGTTTATAGTAACATTGTTAAATGTAGAGCTACCGCTAGAAGCAGTTAGGTTACCTGTGAGATCTCCTGTGACATTACCCACGACTGCGCCAGTGTGTGTACCAGAAGTATTACCTGTAATATTACCAGTAATATCCCCCGTGAAACCACCAGATGCAGACACAGTAGTAAATGCGCCACTGCTAGGAGAATTGGAGCCTATAGAAGTCCCATCAATTGTCCCACCATTAATATCTGCACTTGCTAGTGTTGCTTGGCCTGTTGTTGTAACAGTTGTAAATGTCGCCGCCGCTGGTGTAGCACTACCAATTACGGTATTGTCTATTGTTCCTGAATCGATATCTACTTTGCTGATATTAACTTCACCAGTGCCATTAGGTGTAAGGTCAATATTTCCGTTAGTATTCGTTGAGACTACCGCGTTGCCATCTATCTTTAAATTATCAACACGAAGGTCTGTAACAGCCGAGTTAGTACCAATCGTTACGCCATCAATTGACCCACCGTTGATATCCGCCGTAGTTACAGAGCCTAGATTAGATACTGTTGCCGAACCGAAGTTAACTGTTCCAGTAGATGTAAGGCCATTAAAAGAGCCAGACACAGGAGTACCCGCACCAATAACTGTGTTATCGATGTTACCATTGTCAATGTCTACGCTGTCGGCGTTAAGCTGATCAATCTCAGCCGTGCCATCAATATATAGGTTTTGCCATTCCTGTGTGGTGCTACCTAGATTATAGGTACCATCAGCGGAAGGAATGATACTTGAATCTACACGAGATATAAATGTTACTGTGTCTGATGTAGCGTTACCAAAGTTAACATCACCAGCGGCATTCAGAGTGCCTGTTACGGCAAGATCTGCATTCGCCGTAAGATTGCCGCCAAAATATCCTGTACCAGTTGTCGTATTATTTCCAGACTGAACCAGATTACCAGTAAGGGTAAGATTACCACCAATAGAGCCATTACTAGTGAAAGTAAAAGTGTCGCCACTAACATTGTCGATATAGCCTGTACCATCAATATAAATATCCTTGAATTGGTAGACAGACGAGCCGATGTCCACGGTGTTTGAAACTTCGGCAGTAATACGATTGTTAGGTGTAATTGCTAGGGCCTCTGCCCACACTGCGTTACTTGAAGTGTTGGTTACACAGAAAAATACGCGACCATTAGTAGAGTTCAACCATATAGAACCCGGTGCGTAGCCGTCATTGAAATCATCTGAAGTTGTTGGGTTAGAGGTAGCTGTAGTGTTATTCTTACCCCCTATCCCGCCGTGAATAGCAGGAAGGTACCCAGAGATAGAAGTAGTAAGGTCAATTTTAGGGGAACTGCCAGTTGATCCATCGTGTGAGTGACCCGTTGTAGCATCAAACGCCACCGCAAGCTGGTTGAATTCAGCATTCAAAGGCGGAGCCGTGATATTAGATCCGTTTACAATGTTTGCTACTGACTGTCTTGTATATCCTGCCATTTATCGTCTTCCCGCAATACTAAATTCAAATACAACACCCTGTATGCTATAGGGGTCAAAATCTCCCAGCGTCACAAAGGTAAGCTGAGTAGCATAACCAGAGCCCTGAATTGACGTGGTTACGATAGGCTTTTCGTTACCGCCGTAGTTAATGTTAAGACCACCATAGTTAATATTTCTGCCTTTATATCTAACTGGAGCCCCTTGAGATTCTTGTGCGTATGAAGATGGGCGGCTAACTGTGGGATCATCCCAATCGTAGTTAATTGCCATATTCAAAGTGAATGGGCCTTCCGCACGAACAAAGGTGTTCACTTTTCTCATCGTCTTACGGACTTCGGTATCGCCAAAGTCGTAATATGGTGTCCCGTAGATGGCTAATATATCAGATCCGTCAAAAGTCGTTCCAACTTCCTGTTGATATATTTTACCATTAAAATCTCCGTGTAGGACAAGCTCTTGTCTATTTACATACGCGGATGCTGTAGCACTTGCTCTAATCCCTATAAGCTCTCCAAATTCCCAACCAAGTCTTTGGTCAGCGGATCTTAGGCCACCAATAATTCCGTAACTATCAGTAACCCCTGTGTCGGCATCCCCTACGAAATATCGTAGTTGAGATTTAGATCTAATTACTACGCCAACTAGAGAGTCGAGATCATAATCTCTAGGCAAATCTGTTAAAAGCTGTTGAATAGGTTTAGAAATTGTTTCCAATTCCACATCACCAATTCTAGAAGTACCCGCAACTGGACGAAGACCATCTGGTGCTAAAAATACCAGATCACCTCCAATTTCAAGAACACTATCCCTAGCAATACATCCAACATTTGAAGTTACCTGATCTATTACAAATCCAGCGGTAACATCCGCTGTAATTTTCTTAATTCCGTTTGATCCGAATACAAATAAGTTGTCTCGGAAAGGTTTAAATTGAACTACGTCAAATCCTACTGAAACTT